GACGCAATCCCAAACCAAGAGCTATCGGTGACGCTGGATAACAACCGGTGGGACATCACGCTCAAGGAGTGTAACGGGGTGATGTGCTGCACCTTGGCTCTGAATGACGTGACGCTTTTGTCAGGGCAGCGCATTGTTGCAGGCTCGCCGCTGATCCCATACCGGTACATGCAGGGTTCTGGCAACTTCTGGCTGCTCACCGAGAATGATGAGCTGCCGTATTACGATCGGTTTGGCGTCGATCAGCAATTAGTTTATGTGAGCCCTGGAGAGGTTCTGTGATGGGCGGGGTGGATCTGCGGTTAGCCCGCGTTGGCATTGAAATACAGGGTCGTATTAATTGGTACAACAGCAGCCAGGGTTTCAAGGTGAAGGCGACCGGCACGAAGTACGCCAACCCCGAGCAGAATGAGTGCACCGTGACCATTACCAACCTGTCACGCGCAACCCGCGATTTTCTGGTGACCGAGGCGAGTCCATTTAACAGCAACCCGACACCAAAGCGGCTGATTCTTGAGGTTGGCCGGGTATCCACGGGGTTGACTCGCATATTCATTGGTGACATCACGTCAGCCGAGCCGAGCGTTCCGCCGGATATTGAGCTTGAGATTGTTGCCAAGACCGCCAACGCCAGCAAAGGTAAACTTGCGGCCAAGTCCGCCGGGGCGCAAAGCAAGCTCAGCGCCATTGCCAAATCCATTGCAGATGACATCGGCGTGAGCTTGGACTTCCAGGCGCAGGACAAGAACATTGGTAACTACTCGCACAGCGGACCCGAGCTAAAACAGGTTGAGCTGTTGCAGCAGGCCGGCGGCGTGAGCGCGTATATTGATGACGGCAAGCTGGTTGTGAAGGATGCCAAAATGCCGCTTACTGGTCGCATTCGAATTCTGAATAAAAACACCGGGATGGTGGGCGTACCGAAGCCGACAGAGAAGGGATTGAAAGTCACCTTCCTGATTGACGCAGATACGGTACTCGGTGGTGCGCTACGGCTACAATCCCAAATCAACCCCGCTGCCAACGGTGACTATGTGATAACGCAACTTTCGTTTGACGTTGCGACGCATGACTCCCCGTTCTGGTACACCGCATTGGCGACCCGCGTATGTGTGACTTGCAGAAGCCCAACACACAACAGGCTAACACCGGCAACATGGGCGGCATCACCAATGAGTTCTTGGCCAACTGGCTGCGTAATGAGGTTGACGGCATGGTGCCCGCCCGCGTGGTCAGCTATGACGACGCCACCAACCGCGCAACGCTGCACCCAATTGTAATGATGGGTGGCACCGACGGTAGCAAGACGCCTCGTGCCGACGTCTACAACATCCCGGTGTACCGCTTCGGGGGCGGCGGCATGTTTATGCGCTTTCCGCTAAAGGCCGGTGACCTGGGATGGTTGGCTGCCAACGACAACGATATCAGTCTGATCATGCAGGGTGGTGGTGTCGAGGACTGGCCGAACACCGAGCGTCAATGCAAGTTCAGTGACGCTGTATTCTTTCCTGACACTCTCAAGTCTTGGATCATCGACGGGGCCAACATTGAGAACGCAGTTTGGCAGACCTTGGACGGTCAAACCTGCATCGCGCTTGGCGTTAACGGCGTTAAGATTTCACGGGGCACCGTCACGTGGAACATGACCCCGGCAGGCATCGCCATGACGGGGCCACCTGGGGGTCTTACCTACAACGGCAAGAACGTCGGCGACACCCACACGCACGGCGGTGTGACGACCGGCAGCGGCACAACAGGGGTTCCAATTTAATGCGCACTTTTCAGGTTGATGAGAACAACAATTTTGTGTTCGGGGATGACGGGCAGATTCCCATTATTGGCGGTGTCGAGGCGATCACCCAAACCGCCAAGCAATATGTGCAAGCTCGCCGGGATGAAATGATTTACAAGCTTGATGAGGGTATACCCTATGCATTGATCGCTTGGGCGGCTGATCCCAACGAGGCAGCGTTTGAGGTGTCGCAGCGTGCGCGCCTGTTGCAAGTTGAGGGTGTCACCGCGGTCACTGCTTTTGAAATCACAAGGGTTGGTGACGTTTTAAAGTACACTGCGACCTTGGACACCACCGAAGGGGAGTTGGTCGTAAATGTCTAACTATGAATACGTTGTTGCAAGCGGTCTGCTAGTGCCTGATACCGCCGACTTGCTTGAAGAGGTCAAAGAGGAATGGCGCGAGACGTACGGCGCAGATGTAATCCTTGAACCTGAAACCTCGCAGGGTGCGATTGTTGTACAGGACACCGAGGTACGTGACGCATCGGTGCGCAATAACGTAGCCGTGGCCAACCAGATCAACCCTGATTATGCGGGCGGGCCATTCCTTGACGCCATATGGGCGCTCACCGATGGCGACCGGCGACCGGCGACCCGCAGCACTATAGCGGGGGTTGTTCTCGGTGGGCAGAACGGCACACTGGTTCCCATCAACTCTGTTGCGGTCGTAACGACGTCAGGTGCACGATTCCTCACGGCGTCTGCGGTGATCATTGGTGAGGTGACGCCAGGGTTGGCCACGGTTGATATGGTCGCTGAGGACTTCGGACCTATCGGTGTTGCTATCGGTGGGCTGAATGCTGTTGCATCTGGCGTGCTCGGCTGGGAAACAGTGACGAACCCCACAGCGGCCATACCCGGCGCGCTTGCTGAGTCTGACATTGCGTCTCGCCGTCGCCGTCGCTTGACCCTGGCGTTGCAGTCGGTCGCCATGCCCGAGGCGATTATCTCGGCTTTGATGGACATTGACGAAGTTGAGTCGCTGACGTTCCGCGAGAATTACACCGACGTTGACGCAACCATTGATGGGATCTTTCTCAAGAAGCACAGCATTTGGGTATGTGTGCGCGGAGGTACTGACGCACAGATTGGTAACGCGCTGCTTGAAGCGAAAAGTATGGGTTGCGGGTACAACGGCGCGGTCACGGTTAACGTTGTTGAGGCAGCGAGCGGCCAGACCTATGTCATTAACTTTGACCGCCCAACCTTGGTGACGCTGTTCGTTCGCGTAACCGCCAAGTTCAACAACACTGACGGCGCAACCATCATCCCCAACGCAACCATGGCCTATGCAACCGGCGAGCTTGAAGGTGATGCAGGACTTGTTGTCGGCGCGTCGGTGAGCCCATGGGAGATTGCAGGGGCCATCAATCAGGTCGAACCTCGGATCAAAGTCACCAAAGTTGAGCTTTCAACTGACGGCATCACGTGGAACAGCAACGTCCTGGCCATCGCGCTTGACCATCAGGCAGACCTCACCATTGCGCGGGTTCTAGTGGTGGCTGCATGAGCCGCATTCAAGCGCTTGATACGAGCGTTGACGTTCTCAAGTCGCTGCTGTGGGAGCACGACGGCGCCGATAAGCTGGTGCAGCTAACGCGCCTCAAGCAAGAGTGGTACGAAAAGAACCAAAGTGAATTTTGGACCGACTGGATACGGGACGTTTTCAATATCCGCACCGCCAACCAATTTGGTCTTGCTGTGTGGGGGCGCATTCTTGATGTGCCGATGCAGGTCACGTCAGCGCCCGACGTCGGCAAGTTCGCTTTCGGGTTCGGCAGCAACAACGCCAACTTTGAAAATGGGAACTTTGGGAACAAGAACAGCAACACGATTGGGCTGACTGTCGACCAACAAAGGCTGATCATTCGCCTACGGTACTTCAAGCTCACCGCACGCGGCACGGTCCCTGAAACAAACCGCTTCCTGAAAAAGATATTCACTGACGTTGGCCAGGGTCGGGTATTTGTAGCGGACCCCTACGACATGAGTTTTGTGACATACTTTTTTGAACAGGCGCCCGATAGCAGCACGCAGTTTATTTTGGATCACTACGACCTGCTACCGCGACCAGCAGGCGTGGGCATCAAGTATCAAGTTCAGCCGCGCCCATCGTTCGGGTTTGGCCCGAATCACTTAAACTTTGAAAATGGAAACTTTGGTGCATAACTATGGCTAAGCGTTTCGTTGTTCCGTTCGCCTCAACCGGCGACAAGACTGTCACCCCTGACGCTACTGACCCAGCAGGCGCAATCAGTTATTCGCAAGGCTGGGGCTCACAGTACCAACTGCCCGACACTGACCCTTCGTATCGCCCTGTTGGGCGTCAAGAAATGAACGGGGTGCTGTTTGACGTTACTGGTGCAATCGCTGAATTGCAAACTCTTGGCTTCCCAATTTGGGTTCCTGTAGCGGGTTTAGTATCACCCTATGAAATAAATGCATACGTAAGGCACAACAACGTTGTGTACCGAAACACTATCGCCAACAACAGCGCGGCACCCGATGCGGTTGGTAGCCTTTGGGCTGATGTTTCCACGCCTGTTGTACCAACCCCAACCGCATCGGGTAGTATCGGCCTCGCACGCAACCTTAAAACGGCTATAGCTGCAGCTTCATCGTCAGCAACGTACACCGCTGACGAATTAGTAGTTAAAACCTCGCTTGGCGCTGCTGCCTATTCGCTTGCTGCGTTTAGCAAAAGCATAAACCTTGCAAGCGTTGGTGTTGGTGGGATGGATGCGGGCGCAGCGCCTGTTAATGGTTACGTTGGTGTGTACGCAATTTTTAACCCCTCGTTGCCACTGAGTGGCACTAACCCTGCGCTGTTGGCTGTTAACGCAACAGCACTGGCCTCGGCTGAGGTGTATTCAGGGCCAAGCATGCCGGCAGGGTACACGGCCAGTGCGTTGATTAGTGTGTTGGCTACAAATGGCAGCGGGCAGTTTAAAGCAGGCCAGTACCAGATTGACCGCAAAGTAACACTTGACCCAATAAACGTATTGACGTCGGTTCTAAATACGCCCTCGTTTACATTGTTGTCCATTGCTTCAGCAGTTCCCCTCAACGCAAAGTTTGCAAGCTTGAGCATGCAAGCCGCGTCAACCGCAGCGGGGGCTGCCGTGTTTCAATTAGCGTCAACAAGCACAGGCGTGGGTGCCCGTCAAGTCTCAGGTGCCAACGTACTGCAAGTTGGGGCACCTGCGCCTGACGTTGCGCTGCTAACTCCGCAAACGGTATGGCGTGTAAACCAAGTCAGCACGGGTACAACATCCTTTCAGTCATTCGTGATTGACTATAGTTTTTAAAGGGGTAGCTATATGCAATATGTGCAGTTTACTGACGTAACAGAAGCGGTTATTGGTGCTGTATTCGGCTCCCCGCAAGACCCTAGCATAGGATTTATAGGGATTGTGGAAGACGACGACCCCCGCTATCTGCTATTCATGAATCCGCCACCAGATTACCTGGCGATAAATAGCACCATTCTACAACAGCTCACCCAGCTCGCAGCAGCCCAAAAGACCGCGCTCACTGCACGTATCAGCACGCTCAATGACGCAATTGAGCTGGAAATGGCCACGCCTGAGGAAGTGGCTGAGCTGCCAATACGTCAAGCTCAATTGCTTGAATGGAAGCGCTACGCCGTGTACCTGGGTCGGGTTACAACTCAAGAGGGCTGGCCACCTGACGTTGTTTGGCCAGTGCAGCCGACAAGCGGTATGGACCTGACAGTCTCAGCGGTTGCGCCGCAGACTTCCTGATAGCACATTGCCGGTGGTATCCTTTGAACGCCAGGTGCATTGCCTGGCGTTCTCATATCTGAGGGTTACCGATGGACGCACCTTCCCTGGACGGGCTGCCGCTTATTATCTCGACAGGGGTTGGGGTGTTCTTTGCGATGTCGGCAGCCCTCAATAAGTGGCTGGACTCGCAGAAGAACGAGACAACCCAGGTTTCGATCCTGCAAGCAGACCGCGACGACTGGAAAGAAAAAGCCGAGTTGTTTGAAGCAAAAGCCGAACAGGCATGGTCTACTGTAAATACGCTCAACAAGGATCTATCTGAGCTTAAAGTTCAAAATGCACGCATGGATGAGCAGTTGACACAGTTGCGCCGCGAGAACGCCGAGCAGCGCGAAACCCTTCAGGCGTTTATGAGGTCACAAAATGGGCGAACAAATCCGTAGAGCATGGGATAAAAGCGCGGTCCCGCTCTATCTCGCAATGGCGGTAATTCTGTCGATGGGCTGCGGGTATTCAATCAGCGCTGCGCAGAACCGACAAACCACCGTGGACATCACGGCCATCCATAGCAAAGAGCGTGCGTCAATCCGCAGGGCTCACAAAGCTGAAGTCAAAGCGCTCACCGATCGCAACACCTTCCTTGTAAACCAAATCGCGCAACTCGCCTCAAAGTCCAGCGATGCCACCAAAACCGCAATCGACAAGGTCAAGGAGGTGAATCAATGAACCTTCCACTTCTCGCCATCAACGAGGCGCTTAGCCTTCTCCCTTCCAAGATGACCACGCGGTCTGCGCTGGTGCAGTTGCTAGCCATTGGCGCGCAAGAGTCCAAAGACTGGCAGCACCGGCGACAGATGGGTAACGGTCCTGCTCGTGGCTTCTGGCAGTTCGAAAAGAATGGCGGCGTTACGGGCGTGATGGAACACCCGCTAAAAACCGTTCGCGATCTGGCGCGGCAAGTATG